GGTACAAAGTCAGGGGGAGGGTTAAGGAGGGGGAAGGGATGGTTTCCTTCCCGCCCTCCCTCACTTCCAAAAAGTGTGTTACTCTTATGCAAACATCAAGACGCATGGGGATTGCACGATTAAATTTCGGAGGTGAACACCACGCCGACAACAGTCCTCAGCCGTGTTGGTGTAGCTTAATTGGAAGAGCAGTGGGCCAATAGGTATTAACGCCTACCCATCAGTGCTGGTTCATTTCCAGTCGCCAACAATTTACAAGACAGGAAAAACTCTATGGCAAAAAAACCACGTCACATTTTGCGTTACCTTGAAGACCCAAACACTTGGGATAAGTCTGCTTTCGAGACTGCCATCCGTGCAGAAGTCGAGGCAAGCACAGGTGCGCTCACAGCTTCCGATGAACTGCTGATCGGTGCGCTCGTGATTACTGTTGACAGCCTTCTGACCGCTGAAATCAACATTCGGGAAATGGGTCACACCTACCAGTACAACGCTGGTGAAGCTGCAAGCCCTTGGTACAAGATTCGCACAGAGATGGCTGACAAGGCTGTCAAGATTCTTGCCGAACTGGGTCTGGTTGCTCGTGGCCGTCCGAAGCTGAAGAACAAGGTGTCAGAAGTCGATGAGCTATTCGCCAACGCTTGATAGCGCATTCCAGTACGCCACTGGCGTAGTACGTGGTGACATTCAGGCTTGCGAAGACATCAAGCTGGCGTGTCAACGATTCTTGGATATGGTGGAGCGCAAGGATGCGCCCTACGAATTCGTTGCTGCAAAGGTCGAGCATGTTCTCAAGTTCGTCAAGTTCTGTAAGCATGTCAAAGGCCCAGAAGCCGGGAAGCCTATTGAACTCCAGCCGTTCCAGATTCTTTTCTTGGCTGGTATCTATGGTTTCCGAGAGAAGCGGGATCACTCTCTGCGGTGGACAACGGATGTTATTCTTTTCGTTCCTCGCAAGTCCGGGAAAACGACGATTGCGTCCATCATCTCCCTCTACGAACTCCAGTTCGGTGATGCGGGTGCAGAAGTTTTCACTCTCGCAACAAACCGTGAACAGGCATCCATTTGCTTTGACTCGTCAAAGGCGATTGTGGAAGGCATGGTGGCGGAACTGGCCGCAAAGTTCATCGTCTATCGGGGTGAACTCAAAAAGGCTGGTGATTCGACATCCACGTACCGTTCGCTGTCTCGTGAGAACCGCAAAACCGGTGATGGCAAGAACCCGTCTTGTGCGATGATTGATGAGGCCGCGCAGGTTGTAGAGCGTGGCTCCATCGAGGTTTTGCACTCAGGTATGGGTGCGCGGAAGAACCCGCTTCGTATGTACCTGACGACAGCGAGTTTCACAAAGGAAACCAAATTCTATGAAGACCTTTCGCACTTTCGTGCTGTTCTCCGTGGGGCTGCTCCTGATAACTACCGCTGGTTTGGTCTTCTTTACAGCGTCGATCCCGGTGATGCTTGGGCAGATGCTAGTGTCTGGGGCAAAGCGAATCCCATGCTCGGAGTTTCAGTCACAACTGAACACATTCGTCACATGGCTGAAGAAGCGGCAGCAAAGCCAGCAAGCCTTAACGAATTCCTCTGCAAACAACTCAACATTTATGTAAGCGCGAACGCTGCTTGGGTGGACCGCAGGTTCTGGGATGAATCTGTTGCGAAAAAACCACAGGATAACCCTGAGTCCACGTTCATTGCTTTTGACTTGGCGCACACGCGAGACTTGAACGCTGTCTGTACTCTTCACCGATATGGCGAAGAAGACTTCCATGCTGACTTCCAGTTCTTCCTGCCGCAGGAGTCAATCGAGCTTATCCCGAACCACTACAAGAGCATTTTCACTCAGGCGGTGAATACAGGGATTTTGAGGCTCACTCCGGGCAACGTGACCGACCTGAACGAGATCGAGTCGTTTATCAAACAGCAATGTGAGAAGCACAATGTCAAAGAAATCGGATACGACCCATACAACGCTGCTGCGCTTGTCGCCAACCTTTATGCTGACGGTTTACCTGTTAAAAAGGTTGGTCAAGGTATGGCAGTCTTATCGAACCCATCAAAAGCCACCGAACAATTGATCCTGAAGAAAGCCATCAAGCATGACGGCAATCCTTTTGTTGGTTGGCAATTGGGTAACTGTGAGGTTTATACAGACGTGAACGGCAACGTCAAGGTCCGAAAGAACGAAGCAGACCCATCAGCGAAGGTGGACGGCATTATTGCGATGATTATGGCTATCCACTGCCACCTCGACAATGTTTTCGTGTCAGATTCGTTTGGCTTTAGGTCTATTGAGTGGTAATATCCTGAAAAATAGGAGCCTATCATGGGACTTTTGGACGTTTTCAGGGGTAAAAAGCAGGCAAATGAGTCGAATTCAATGTTCGGCCAGACTGCTTTGGGTAACAACATTGTTTACCAAGGGAACAACAAAAATCCCAACGTAAACACCCAAATCCTTTACGTTACCACTGGAAGCGCCACAAATGCTGGTCGTCCTGTGGATATGTCGATGCTGGCGCGAAACAGCACGATCATGTCCTGCGTGGCTATCAAAGCTCGTGCTTTGTCCCAGTTGCCGATCAATGTGATGTACGAAACCGAAGACGGTGAGTATGTCGATGCGATCAAAGACAAGAATGTTGGCGCTCGTGACAAGTCCAAAGCCAAGCAAGTTGCCAAGCTCCTGAACAAGCCAAACAACTTCCAGTCTCGTTACGAGTTCTGGTATCAGTGGTTGATGTGGTACGAACTGGCCGGTGAAGCGTTTACCCTGTGGTGGAGAGCCGATCAGGAAAGTTCGACTCAGACTCCGCTGGAGATGTACATCCTTGACTCGACTCTGATTGCAGTCACGATCACTCCGACTCGCTATCCGAGCTACCGCTTGTCCACTCCGTCCTACGGTTTCAGCAAAGATGAGCCACTGAAGGCGCATCAGGTAATGCACTGCAAGGAAATGGCATGGCAGGGTTCTGCTGGCTTCAACAAGGGTATCCTGATGGCCGAGCTTTGCGGTCTGGATCAGGACATCGACCTGTACGCCAACTACGTCATGCAAAACGGTGCGAAGCCGTCTGGCATGTTCGTAACGGAAGCCGTTATCCCTGATGGCAAGTACAAGGAAATCGCTTCACGCCTGAAAGAGGCATGGTCCAACATGGTTGGCAGCAAGAATTCTGATCCATCCAAGCCGGGTCAGGGCATGTTGCTTGACCAAGGCATGAAGTATCAGAAGCTGGAGATGCTGACGCTGCAAGACGCCGATGCTGCTGCTCTGAAGCTGCAAACCATGCGCCGAATCTGCGGTCTGTTTGGTGTGCCACCTTCGATGATTGGCATCCATGACGGCAAGTTCAACAACACTCAGACTGCGATGGATGAGTTCTACAAGTCGGCCATGTATCCGATCATTGTGAACGTCCAAGAGAAACTGCGTGACCACCTGTTCCCCGGCTATCCTTCGCTGTGCATCCAGTTCGACACCAAGGACTTCCTGAAGGGCGCTCCGCTGGACCAGATGAACTTTGTGACTGCTGGCGTGACCAACGGAATCATTACTCCGAACGAAGCTCGTGAGTACATGGGCATGGGTCAAGTCGAAGGCGGCGATGAGCTTGTAAAAGACGCGAAGCCTGCTGATCCAGTTTCTGGAACCAGTAAACAGGATACCGGTGGTGGTGGTGGAAACCAAACCAGAAAAATGAACATCGGTAAGACTTGATAAAAAATGCGTACTGATTCAAAATATCTGTTAGCATTAGCGAAACAGGTCCGTGGACCAGAAATACCGTTGCCTGTATTGCAAGGGCAACCCCCTAAAATACAAGACAACAACCAGTCCATTGCTTTAGGGGCAATAAATGAAGCAAGTAAATCTGATCTGCGAAGCAAAACTGAACCTGTCCGAAAAGGCCGCAAACGGCGAACCGACAGGAAAGATTGAAGCTCGCATTACCACTTGGGGCGCTCGTGAGGGCGCTGATGGCCGTAAATTCTTCTACAAGCCTGAAGGCTTCATGGAATGGATGACGGAGTTCACCAAGTCTGGTCGTCCACTCCCCATGTTCCTGAATCACAACGCTGATTCGATGCCTGTTGGCGAATGGACCGAACTTGAGATGGATGATGACGGAATGACCGCAAAAGGTCGTCTGTTCATGAACACCACCGCTGGTTCTGATCTGTACCAAGTCATGAGCGAATCCCCCACCATGTTTGGTGGCGTGTCTGTTGGCGCATACGCTGACGAATACCAGTGGGTGAAAGAAGACGGCACTCCGTTTCCTGCTGGTTCTCAAGATTATTGGGATGAAGGCTACTTCCAGATCACCAAAGGTGGTCTGCGTGAGACTAGTGTTGTGATGTACCCAAATAATCCCAAAGCAGAAGTCAAAAAGCTGGAGTATTTCCGCAATGACGGTTCTGCTGATCTGAAGGTTTTGGAAGAGGCACTGCGGGATGCAGGGCTGTCCAAGTCGGAAGCGGTTGCCGCCGCATCCGTATTCAAGTCGGTGATCGAACAGCGTGATGCTGTTGAAAAGCCGCTTGAAGCTGCGCCGACTCAGAGTGATTCTGATGCGGAGGCAACCGAAGCAGAAATTCTCGCTGCTCTTGAGCAACGTGAACTTCTTAAACTCCTCGACAAACGACTGAAAGGTTAATCATGTCTAAAGAAATCATCGAAAAACTGGACGGCATCGAAGCTAAACAAATCGAAGCTATCGCTGCTGTTGAAGCCAAAATCCCCGCTGCCGTTGAAGCTGTCAAAGCTGAGATGAGCGAAATGGTTGCTGCTCTGGAAGCTAAAGTTGCATCCGTGCAAGCTCCTGCCATCCACAAAGAGAAGGCCAAGAGCGTTCGTCAAGACGTGAACCGTCTGGTGCGCGAACAACTCAAAGAGATGGCTTCTGGCAAGTCGAACATCGACAAAGAACTGAAGATTTTCTCTGACGAGTCGCAACTGCAAGCGTACATGACTGAAGCCTCTGCTCTGACCGCTGGCGGTGATGGCAAGGGTGGTCGTACTGCTTACGATCCCGTGTTCCGCGCTCTGCGTCTGGAAAACCCTCTGCGTGGCGTGTCTCGCACCGTGGCTACCGATGGCTCCAGCTATCAGTTCCGCGTGAAGACTGGCAACGCTGGCGCTCAGTGGGGCTACGGCATCCAGAACAACGGTTCTGCTACCACGGAAAACACTTCCATTTGGCAAATCGTGCTGAAGGACATCAACGTCCAGTTCCCGATTCGTACCGCTGCTCTGGACGACATCGACGGTCTGGAAGCCAACGTGGTTGACGACATGCTGGCTGAATTCGCTCAAGCCGAAGCTCAGTCCATGATCTCCAACAACGACCAAACTGGCACTGGCACTGACACCGCTACTGGCGGCGCTGACGGCCTGCGCGGTCTGGACCAGTACGGTGGCGCTAACGCTACCTACACTGGTGGCACTCACTCCACCGCTGCCTTCGGCACTTCTGGTACTGGTTCCACTACCGGTCTGCATAGCCTGAACACCTATGACCAGTTGACCACCAACGGCAACACCGTGGGTGCTGGTAACGTGACCTACAAGGACATCGTTAACTTCATCTACGCTCTGCCTCAGCAGTACTGGACGCCCAACGCCAAGATCATGATGAACAACGTGTTCTTGTCGCAAGTGCGTGGTCTGGTTGACGACAACGGCGCTCCGATCTTCAACCGTAACGAAGGTCTGTCTGTTGACGGTATCGTCGGCCAACTGTTGGGCTTCGACGTGGTTGTGAACAGCTACGTTGACGCTCCTGCACAAGCCACCACTGGCGATGCCGGTACTACCAGCCTGTACCCCGCGTACTTCGCTGACTGGTCGCGTTTCCACACGATCATCGACCGCCTGAACATGATGGTTCGTCGCTACGACCAGACCCTGCCCGGCTATATCACCTTCTACGGTGAGAAGCGTCTGGCTACGTCTGTGCGCGATCCGTTCGCTGGCGTTCGCTATCGCTCGACTGGCACTGCTGCCTGATGAAAGTGGGGGCTTCGGCCCCCGCTTTTTACCCCGCTTTTTTAGGAAATGCCATGACCACTATCACCGAAAAAATCCTCAGCGGAATCAAAGAAGCCTACGACAAAGGCGAGAAAGTCACAATCGACCTCAAGGAAGCGTCCTCGTTGACTGGTTCCGGTTCGGGTGTCGGTGGCCGTGTTCTATTTGATGACGCATTTGCGACTCTGCGTTACGCAAACCCTTTCCGAATCGGTTCGCGCAACGTCAAGATTTCCGAATCTGACATGCAATTCGTTGCCAAGACTGGTAACGCTGCAAACCAAACAAACCCTTGGGGTTATCCCGTACAAAACAACACGGGCACTCCCGGAACCAACACCTCGATCTGGCAATTGCCTGTTCGTGCTGTGACTGCTCAATTGCCTATCCGCACCGCTGTGTTCTCTGATGTGAATGGCCTGCAATCCGAACTCGTTGAAGACCTGATGCTGGAATTTGCCCAGATCGAAGGCGCTTCGATGGCTATCAACGACGACCAAGCTGGTTCCACCACGACTTCGACTGGTGCTACATCTGGCCTGCGTGGTCTGGACTCGTATGCAACTGGTTCTACCGCTGCTTACGGCACTTCTGGCACGTCCATCACCTCTGGTATTCACACGCTGGCTACCGTGGCTCAAACTGTCGGTGGCGTGACCTATGACAACATCGTTGACATCGTGAATGCTTTCCCGAGCCAGTACTGGGCTATGCCCGGTAACGCTTGGCACATCAGCCCTGCAATGATCGATAGCCTGCGTAGCCTGAAGGATTCTCAGGGTCTGCCTCTGTTCCTCGAAATGGGTGACGAAGATGCTGCGGCTGTTGGCCGTATGTTCGGTTTCCCTGTGATCCCGAACCCCTACCTGTCCACGGACTTCCCGATCTATCTGGCTAACTGGCCCCGTTTCCTGACCATTGCTGACAATGAGGAAATGTCCATCCAGATGTTCGATCAGACCACCCCCGGTTTTGTTACTATCTACGCAGAAAAGCGTGTAGTATCGTCCGTGCGTGATCCGTTCGCTGGTGTGCGTATGAGCGCCTAAGAGGTGAAATATGGCAGTTGATAATGTTGTCGGCTACCCGTTTGGGGCACAGACTCGTAATCCGTTCAACTATGTAAAGGTTGAACAGACGAATCGTGATGTCTCGACCAACTGGCTCACTGCCAATGAAATCACCGAACACCTGAACTTGTTTGACGATGAGAGTCAGGACACCTATGTTCTGTCTCTTGAGCTTGCAACTCGCATGGCGATTGAGGATTACCTAGGTATGTCCATCTTCGCCACGTCATACAGGGTTTACTACGGTGGAGAGAGCCTTGCTGCTGCGCCAGCGAGTCTCGATCTGCCTGAAGTGAGTCAGGCTTCGGTGTCTTCTCCAAACCCTGTCACGATCAGTTCTGTGGCCTATTGGAATGATTCCACCCCTTCCGTGCTGACGACTGTTCCAAGCAACCAGTACTACTACGATGCCTCTGGCAACAAAATCGTAGTGGCTGGTCTGCCGACAGACATCAACACCGCGATGACTGCTCCGATTGTTGTGAACTACACAGTTGCAGCGAATCCGCTTGCCTCATATCCTGTGATTAAGCAAGCTGCTTTGTTGCTTCTGACGCATTTTTACAACAACCGTGCAAACGCAACGGAAACGAAGCTCAAGGACATTCCTTTTGGGGTTCATACGCTTCTTCGTGCATACCGTCCATTGGTAATGTGAGTATGTTTGTATATTGGATTCACTTGCCAGAACACACTGATATGACTGTTGATGGTTATGTTGGTGTTGCAAAAGATTTTGAGCAGCGCATGTTTGCTCACAAGTCTTGTGCAAAAACTGGCAAGGATTACACTTTATACAATTCCATCAGAAAGCACGGATGGGATGCTTTGGTCAAAGAGATTGTTGCCATTTCAGATGAAAATTATTGTCTTGAACTGGAAAAGAAGCTAAGGCCAAAAGAGAGGATTGGCTGGAACATTGCAATTGGTGGAGGTATTTCAGGCGCAATCCTGAAAGGCAAAAAGCAGTCAGTAGAACATATTGCGAATAGAAAAAAAGCATTGGTTGGAAGAGTATCTGGCATGAAAGGCAAAAAGATGCCTCCAGAGTCAATGGAAAGAACAATGAAATTTGTTCGAGGAATTCCAAAGACAGATGAGTGCAAACGAAAACTTGCTCTTTCAAAAAACAAGCCTTTGATGGTCAATGGTATAGTCTATGCAAGCTGGAAAGAGGCAAGCGAACATACCGGAATACCAACTGGTAGCATTTCCTATCTTCTCAAACATAAGCCAGCCAAAAGCAAATGGGCTTCTTATGAATTGTCTGAGGTGATGTAAATGACCATTGCACGTTTTGAGAACATCTCGATCAACAATCTGACTTTCTCCAAGTCGGATTTTGGTGAGCAGTCCACCACTCAGACAGAGTGGTTCAAGACTCGCGCCCGTGTTGCCGATGTTTCAAACAACGTCAAGATTGCAGACAAGTACCGTCTGTATCAGGATTTGGTCAACCTGACCCTGAACTACACGCCGAACATGAAGACGATTGTTGATAACCAGCAGTCGTATTCGATCACTTGGCGTGGGAACAACTGGCGCATCACCGATGCTCGTGAGTCCAACGACAGAATGCGTGTCACATTCTTGTGCTACCGTTCTGATCCTGTTACGGCGGTCTAAATGGCACAGCAACTCAATGTCGTTGATTATGGCAAGGCGATTCAGTATCAACTGAGTCAAATTGTCGATCCTGTGCCTGTTTACGCAGCTTTCAACCGAAACTTTGCAAACCAGCCGAAGTTCATCACTTGGATGCTGCGTGATGTCCACCAGCCTGTATATACAGGGCAGACTCAGAGCAACAAGGGTATTGATACCCCGACATTCCAGATTTCGATCTTCACTCAGCAGATCGAAGACGGGTTCACGATTTCAAACCAGATTCTGCAAAGTTTGCATGGATATTCCGGTCAATTCGGTAGCGAAGCGGACGGTTTCTTCATTGCAAAAGCAGATGTGTTGTGGCTTTACAACAGCTACAATAACGAAGAGAATATGGCGCAAATCTATTTGGATTGCACCATCTACATACCAGCATAAGACAATTTGTTCAACTCACTTTTGAAGGAAACTCAAAATGGCTCTCATTAACAAAGTCTTGCCGGGTTATACCGCAACCCTCTGGTGTCAATCTGGCGCAACTCCTACTCCTTTGACCGATGCTCAACTGGCAACTTGGACTGGTCAAGTCGCTGACATCATCGGTACTGCCGCTGGTGGTACTGGTACTGATGGCGTTCAAGTTCCTGTGGAAGCCATCCCCGCTTTCGGTGCTGATGATGCTTTCGCTGCTTACTCTGTGGCTGGCGCTCGTACCGGTGCAAAGATCACCACGCAGAACCAAGTGACCTCTTTGAGCGTTACTGCTGCTTGGAACCCTGCTGATACTGCTCAGTTGCTGATCCGTGATGACGGCTACAACGGCACTATCGTCCGTACCTACGTTGTTGCAGTGTATGATGGCACTGACACCGTTGCTTATGCTTTCAACGGCATGGTTGGTGGTATGTCTTGGGACATGTCTCCTTCTGCTGAAGGCAAATTCAACTTCACCATCCACCCGATTGGTGGCAACGCTTACGGTTGGTCCAACAACGCTTGATAGAACAATATGACGACAATAAAAGACAGCAATGACCTTCTGAGTTTCCTCGTATCCCAAGCCGGTTCTAGCAAGGACTGGTTTGGGTTTACGCAGCAACGCATTACGTCCATTGCTCTAGCCCACGACATTGCTGCTCAACATGCGGACAAGATGACCCCTTCGGAGGCCGTCGAGTACGCTATTGAGTTGAACCAACAAATCTACGACAAGATCATCAAGAATAGGAAATGATATGACACGACTTGGTAGCACTTTCAAAAATTCAGATGGCCTGCGACTCAAGACTTTTGAGTTGGGAGGTCAAATCTTTCGCGTCCGTATTCCTTTGACCAAGGAAATGGAAGCGATTGAAGAGCGTATCAACAACATTGACGCAGAAGAAGAACAGCGCCGCTTTGACAAGATGGTTGCTGGCTTCAAGGATGCAGATGTTGAAGGCGTTGACATCGTTGATGGCGATGTGATCGTTGATGGTCGTTCGACACGAGATATGGTTCGCATGGTCCTCAAGATGGAGAACCGTGTGGTGGAGTTCATCAAGATGCTCGTTCCTGTGGATGGGACGCTTGACGACCTCACCTATGAAGAGATTGAAGCCGAGTGGCCGATGTCTGTTCAGCTTGATATTCTGGCGAAGATCAATGAAGTGATCTCGCCCGGATACAAGGAAGAGCGAAAAAACTAATACAGGACATCCATCGCCAAGCAAGGGCGTACATCTTTGCTCACGGTGGGTGTCCAGACGAAATTCCGGTGGACGACATGCGTTCCATCGAAATCATGTTGTCCGATGGGATGATAGGAAATAAGGCGGTGCTTCTGGCCTTATCGTCCTTGACCACGGGCAACTTGAACGCGAAAATACAAAAGACAGCAAAGCCATTCCGCATGGAAGACATTTTGCCGTCAACACACGATTACATTGTTCCACCTCTGACAGAGGAACAGAAGCGAGAACAGGTCAATAATCAACTGTTGGCCTTCATTGCCATGAAACCGGGGTCGGAGGGCTATATAAAGGCTTGACATGGCAACTGAGATTTTTCGGATTGACGGCTTGGCAGAACTTGAGTCCAAGCTCTCCGAAATCATGGCTCTTGGCCGTGCAGATCAGGTTGCCCGTCAAACCCTCGTCAAGGCCGCAAAAACGGCGATGGAGCCGGTTTTCTACGAAGTCCAGTCCACTGCGCCATACGATGCAGAAAAGCCACGTGATGCTCGTAATCCGATCCACATGCGGGACACGGTAAAGCTGGAAGCCAGAATCCCAAACCAAACTGACCGCAAATCCATGATGGTCAATCAGACGGATGCGGCCATCGCTGTTGTATCTGTCAAAAAGTCGGCAGTCTCTCTTGCTCAGGAATTGGGCACAAAGAAGCTCCACGCACAGCCGTTTCTTCGCCCTGCGCTTGCTCGACACAAAGACAATGTGGTCGCAGCGTTCAAGGATGAACTGCAAACGCACATCAATCTAATTGCGGCTAAACAGGCCCGGAGGAAGAAGTAATGGCTTCTCAATATCTTGCGCGACTTGGCATTGTTCTTGGCGTTGACAGCGGTGAGCTTGTTCAAGGCATTGAAGATGCCAAAAAGCAATTTCACACATTCCGCACTCAGGTTGAAAAAGACACAAAGGCTGCTGCTCGTGAATTTGAAATCCTGAAGAATGCCACAGAAGATTACGGCAAAACACTCACGAAGGTCGAGCAAATCCAGCGTGAGATTGAACGTGGTCGTTTTCAGTTTGCTTCGCAGAACGTAAAAGACAAACTGCTTGAGCAGGCAAAAGCGTATGACGCTCAGGCTGCTTCAATGAAGAAAGTCACTGGAGTGATGACTGAGCAGCAGAAGTTGCAGGTCGGATACCAATTGACTGACTTCTTCACGCAGGTTGCTTCTGGTCAGAATGCAATGATTGCATTCATTCAGCAGGGTGGTCAATTGAAGGACACGATGGGTGGTGTTGGTAATGCAATCAAAGCCATCACATCCGTGTTCACACCATTGAGAATCGCCATTGGCGGTGTTGTTGGTGTTTTTGGTGCTTTGGGTTATGCCTTCTATTCTGGAATGAAAGAGGCCGATGACTTCAATGACTCTCTCACTCTGACAAACAGATACGCTGGAATCACATACGACCAGTTCAATACGCTATCGAAGCAGTTGAGTGGTGACACAAACAAGAGCATTGGCACTGTCCGTGAATCGCTGATGGCTGTTGTGGCATCTGGTCAGTTCACCGAGAAGTCTATCGGCGCTGTTACCAATGCGATAACCACATACGCATCCATTGCCGGTATTAGCGGCAAGGAAGCTGCGAACAAGTTGATGTCTGCTTTTGATGGCACTGCTGCTGGTGTGAAGCGACTGAATAACGAGATGAACTTCCTGACGCTTGCACAGTACAAGCAGATTGAAGCGTTGGAGAGAGCAAACAAGAAACAGGAAGCTGCTGAACTTGGCGCACTCGCCATGAACAAGATGCTTGAGACTCAGCGCCGTCAGCTTGGTTACTTAGAGAAGTCTTGGGAAAACGTCAAGAAAGCTGCAAGCAGCTTCTGGGATTGGCTTAAAGGCATTGGCCGTCCAGAAGAGGCTGGCAAAGCAATTGAAAACATCAAGAATGAAATCTTTGCTCTTGAGCAGGCTCTGTCCAAATCTGTCGGCACGTCTGGCGCTGACAAGAAATATCGAGAAGCATTAAAAGCTCAGATTGATGCGAAGAAAGCTCAAGTTGAGACAATGCTTGAGACTGAACGATTCCTTGCTCGTAGTCAAACTGGTGTTGCTGGCGAAAAAGATGCAATCAACCTTTATGACAAAGCAGGTGGTCTTCAGTCTCGAATGAAACTTGCTGAAGAGGCTGTAAAACTTGAGACTGATGCAAAGTTCAAAGCTCGCATGGCTTCTGCAACTGAAGAGATGCAGATTGAAATCGAGCTTGAACAGAAGATTGCACAAGCCAAAAACGAAGAGTCCAAAAAGAATCAAGAGACATTCAATCAGTTCACTGTTGAAGCTGCTCGTATTCGTGCTGCAAAAGTTGCTGAAGCAGAAGCTGAGGCCGAGAAAAAGCGTGTTGAATGGCGCAAGAAAGAACAGCAGAAAGCATTCCAAGCTGATGCGGCAGCATTCGACAAAGAAACTGAAGTCAAGTTCCGACTCATTGATGAGCGCAACAAGATTTTTGCTGATGCTGAAACAAAACTGGAGTCTCAGCGTTTTGCCAAGGAAGAGCTTGATGCCAAGTTCTCTTTGATTGGCGCTACTCAGAAAGAACTTGACATTGCAAAGGCTCGCATTGAGGCTCAGAAAGAACTCAATCAATTGATGCGTAGCAAAGAGTTTGCTGGCATGACTTCTGAGGACCAAGAGAAAGCCAAACAGGTCTATGAGCAGACACTGCAAGCCAAGATTGCAAACATCGAGCTTGCTGAATCTCTTCAGCGTGTTCAAGGCATGTATGACGCTGTGTGGTCGAACATGTCTTCTGCCATCGAGAACTTTGTCCGCACTGGCAAACTGAGCATCAAGGATTTCACGAAGAGTGTGATTCAAGACATGCTCATTATGAACATGAAGCTGCAAGCCATGACGCTTATTCGAGGTTTGCTTGGCTCGTTCATGGCTGGCTTCAATACAGGCTCTGTTGGAAACGCAGCAACAATGGCTCCGGGCGGTGGTTACTTTGCTGATGGTGGCGATCCACCAGTCGGTAAGGTTTCTGTTGTCGGTGAGCGTGGTCCAGAACTGTTTGTGCCAAGGACTGCTGGTACGATTGTTCCGAATCATGCTCTTGCAGGCATGGGCAGCACGACAAACGTCACGAACAACTACATCAACGCAATTGATGCCAAGTCGTTTGAGCAGCGCCTGCTGGAGAGCAACCAAGCCATCTGGTCTGCAAACCAGTATGCTACGAAGAACATGTCCACGAATTTCGGGAGAACTTGATGTCTTTCCAAACGATCTTTGAGAATCAGCAGTCGATGACTGTGAACAACCGCAGGACGGTAGGCCAGCAGGTCAGCCGTTCTGGTCAGGTTCGTGTGGCTCAGTACCTGACTTCCGTGCCGTGGGTGTTCACTGTCGTTCCGCACAACTACCTGCCATACGCAACGTCACGCGACATCATCCAGACGATTGACAATCTGGACCGTCAATTGCCTGAAACGATTACGTTCAGCAGCGCAAACCTTGCTTGGTTCACTGAGTATCAAGGTGATCTGACTGATGCTCAGGCAAATGCTCTAACTCTTGCAGCAACCCCAACAGCAAACTCTCAGGAAATCGCTGTCGGAAACTTGCCAAGCGTTCCATCGACTCGATATGTATTTAAGGCTGGCGATTTTCTCCAGCTTGGAGACTACACATACAAAGTCACTCAAGATGTTCAACGCGGGGTTGACACTACTGTAACTGTCACGCTTCATAGACCTGTAATTGGAACTCCTTCGACTGGTACTTTGTCCGGAGTTGGTACGGCATGTGAGTTCACAGTCTTGGCAGAAAAGTGCCCAACATATACACTTACACCTGCGCCCGGTGGAGCTTTTGTCAACTGGGATGATGCGTTCGTCTTTAGAGAGGACATTACAGGATGAGTACAACAATGACGGCTCTGGATAGCCCGTCTATCCGACATGCCGAATTCATCAGGCTGACAATGCCGTCGAACGTCTATACGTTCTGCAACGCTGCTGCTCCTATAACCGTCAATGGAATTGGTTTCACGAACCTTGGTAGCCTGCTTCAGCTTTCCGAAATCAAGCGCGACATCAAGGCCAACAGTTCTGATTTGAACATCTCTTTGACTGGCGTTGACGGAACAAACGTAGCCATCATCCTGAGTTCTGAAATCAAGGGTTCTCGTATCGAGGTTTGGCGTGGCTTTCTCGATGCTGACAACCAGATTATTGAAACGCCTACGCAGCAGTTCTTCCTGCGCTATCAGGGCATCGTTTCAAACTACTCCATCACTGAAGACTGGAATGAGCAGGCACGAAGCCGTGTGGCGACTGTTGGCATTTCCTGTGCGTCTTTCAGGACCATCCTTGAAAACCGTGTTGGCGGTGTCAGAACCACTCCAAAGATTTGGCAGGCGTTCTACCCCGGCGACAATAGCATGAACAGGGTTCCTGCGATTGCAGGCTCCTACTTTGACTTTGGTGGCGAACCTACAACTGGTAGCCAAGCAACGACAGCAGCACCATCACAAAAACGATTCGGACTATGATTCGCATTGCTACAAGATACGACATTCCAAGACTTCTGGAGATTGTGGAAGCGTACTCAAAAGAGTATCCGGTTGACACACTCGGCAGAACACACTTTCACATGCCCAAATATGTTGAAGAGCTTTTGTTCTCGATCATTCAAGGCCGTGGATTTATTCTGATCGACAAGCACATGACAGGCGCACTGATTGCGCTCAAACAGAACAATATCTGGTGTCCGGGAGTTGTAGAACTTCACGAGCTTTTGTGGTGGGTAGAACCTGAACACAGGAACACGACAGTTGGTGGAAAACTCTGGCTGGAATACGACAAGATTGCAAGCAAGATGCTGAAGGAAGGAGCGATTCATTGCGCCTACACCTCAGTGTCTGCAAAAGGACCACTGATAAATTATCCAAAGCGCGGATACAAAGCTGTCGGCGCTAGTTTCGTGAAGGAATAAAAATGGTTGGGTCACTTATTGTTTCGGCCATTATGAACACGGCTGTTGCGTCATTTACATTCGGAATGACTGCGGCAGCTTTTGCCATCAACTTTGCTGTCTCGTCTATTCTTTCTCGTGCGTTTGCGCCAGACATGAGTGCAGACCAAGCTGTTGACAACGGTGTACGTCAGCAGGTTCCTCCTTCATCGACAAACAGCATTCCTGTTGCTTATGGCGATGCTTACATGGGTGGATGCTTTGTTGATGCTGCTCTCAGCACAGACGCAAAGACGATGTACTACGTCTTGGCAATCTCTCATATCAGCCCGAATGGTCAGTTTTCTTTCGATCTGACTGACATGTATTGGGGTGATCGAAAAATCACTTTCGATGGCTCTAACAAAACAAAGGTTGTCAGCCTGACAGACGGAGCAGGAAACGTCGATACGAAGGTCAGCGGCAACTTGTATATTGCTTTGTACACGTCCACTGAAGCTGGTGTGATTTCCGCTGCGAACGGAGCTTCCTTGCCTTCTACATTCATGGGCGGTTCTGATCTTCCTTCTGAGCTTCGTTGGGCATCTACGAACCGTCAGATGAATGGCCTTGCGTTTGCAATTGTCAAGATGAACTACAACCGTGAAGCAGAGACTACAAACATGCAGACTCTGACGTATCACATCAGTCACTACCTTAATGGTGCTGGATGCGCGAAGCCGGGTGATGTTTGGTATGACTACATCACGAACCAAAAGTATGGTGGAGCGATGCCAACAGACATTGTTAATGCTTCGTCTGCCACCGCATTGAATACATATTCTGATGGCTTGATTCCTTACACCCAACCGGGTTCTGGAGTTCAATACCAGCCACGCTATCGCATCAATGGTGTTATGGATACAGGACAGTCATGCCTGAATAACATCAACTCCATCATGATCGTCTGTGATTCATGGAACCAGTACAACGCAGCACTGGGTCAATGGAGCGTTGTAATTAACAAAGCAAGCACTGCATCGTATGCTTTCGATGATGACACCATCATTGGCGAGATTCGCGTCAGTGCTTACGACATCACTAGCAGCGTGAACCAGATTGAAGCTGAGTTCCCAAGCTCTGAGAACCGTGACCAATCTGACTTCGTTTACTACGAGACTCCCGCCGAGTTGCTGTATCCAAACGAGCCTATCAACAAGCAGTCTGTTCAGTTTTCTATGACAAACGACTCTGTTCAGGCTCAGTATCTTGCGACTCGTATTCTTGAGCAGGCTCGTGAAGACCTGATCGTCAGCTTCAGCACTGCCTACGTTGGCATTCAGGTTGATGCTGGTGATGTTGTTACTGTCACGAACTCAAACTATGGATGGTCAAATAAGCCATTCCGTGTAATGCGTGTGTCTGAGGTGTCTTTGCCTGATGGCAACCTTGGCGCTTCTTTTGAGTTGAACGAATACAACGCACAGGTGTATGACGACAAGGACATCACAAAATATGTTCCTGCTCCGAATACAGACCTGCCAGACCCATCGTATTTTGGCCCTGTGCCTGCTCCTATTGTTGCATCAAGCTACCCATCTGCCGCAGTCCCGAGCTTCAATGTCCAGCCGTACATGACTGGGAGCAGCTTTGCAACGTACTCTGAGATTTGGTATTCTGCATTTGCTTCTCCGACATCGACACAGCTTTTGCTTGGAGGCACGACTGCGCTTCCGAGTAATGGCGTTCCGTACTCTGCTGGTCAGACGCTTCCAACTGTAAATTTGTCGATTCCTGCTGGTGATTGGTATCTGTTCTCTCGATTGGTGAACCCGATTGCGAACAGCGAATACTCTCCTGCATCTACTGTGTTTAAGTGGCGACCAACCACGTTCCAATACACGGAGCGTTGGCTTGCTGTTGCTTATGCTGACAACGCAACTGGTACGTCTGGGTTCAGTCTGAATCCTCGCAACAAGACTTACTATGGCTTGTTCAATAACTCAACAGCAAACGGAAGCACAAACCCTTCTGACTACACATGGTACGAAGGCAACTTTGGCTCTGCAAACTATCTGTTGATTGCAAACCGCCAGAACCGCAAATTCAGTTTTGCTGTTGGTAATGCAGGATTTGCAAACCTTGGTGGTGCGTTTGTTCCTACCGAGACTTCTGTGTACGACACATCTGTGTGGGGTGCGCTTGAAGACGGTCAAAACTACATCGACCTTGATCTTCGTACTGGTCAGCTTACAAAAGCAGGAACCACTGCTGTAAGTTCTGCTGATGGTCTTTTGAGTGTGAACAACAATACTGATGGCTCAATGGTCGTATCGCTTCAAAAGTTCTTGAACTTTGGCTCTGGCGTGTATTCAAAGACTTTCGATGCTGCAACGCTAACTATTGACGTTTACGGTCGAGTTGTTGGCTTTACTCAGCCTGATGACTTCTTTTATACAGAAGAGGTTTTCTCAGCTACTGCTGGACAAACTGTTTTCACAATCAGCCACACTGTCGGAAACATCTTTGTTTTCCGTGATGGCATTCTTGCTGATACTTCTGAGTATTCTGAGACAAGTACAAACTTCACATTCACCAGTCCTTGCTCTGCTGGAGAGATTATTGTTGTGTTCAATATGAGGGCTGTAAGCACAGACCAATACTACGAAGACATCAATGCGACAATTGTTTCGAGCACATCAAACTCGATTACATACGCTGATCCTGTTTATCAGAACATCATTGCAGGTGATCTACTTTGTTTTGCTGCAACTCAACCAGCGCCTTCTGATACACCAACAACATACACTGTCCAGTCCATCAATACGACGACAAAAACAATCGTATTTACGACAACAATCTCTGGTGCAACTGCTGGATTCTCTGCTTACAGAAAACGTGCAGCAGGATCAGAATACGCACCATTCAGCAGATACTCAATTGATGTAACTTCTGCAAACTCTGTTACGCCATCGAACTTCACTGTTCGTAATGGTTTTGAGATGATCTATGTGAATGGAGTTCAGCTTAACGAGATTGACTATGACTTGTCTGGAAATACTGTTGGTGGATTCCCTGCTCCAGTAACAGGCAAGATGACATTCATTATGTTCACTGAAAACAATTTCGGTGTTCCTGCCTCAAACGTAATCAACTCTGTTGCTTACTCGATAGACGGTGCGCTCTCATACGTCTATCCAAACAACCCGTTGTCAGTCGAAATCTACGCTAATGGATGCCTTTTGGCACAGGGATCGAGCTACGACTACACGGCCACATCGTCTGGGTACAATCTGACTCAGGCATTCAACAACAACTTCACCTTGCTAAACCAGCAGACATTTGCTAGGATTGGCCCTGCATAAGGACTTGAAATGACACAAGCCTATAACCTTTCGCAACTTGCGAATAATCTCAATTCAAGCGGTCAGTTGGATGCAACTGACGGCCTTGTAAATGCCGTTCCAGTTGCAAATGGAGGTACTGGGGCTTCCTCGGCATCTGCTGCTCGTAGCAATCTTGGATTGGTTATTGGCACAAACGTGCCAAGTACAACAGGTGGCGGAGCATCTGGAAATTGGAACATTAACATTACTGGTAATGCTGCAACTGCAACAAGTGCAACAAGTGCAACTACTGCAACAAACGCTACTAATGCCACTAATGCTACCAATGCAACAAATGCAACAAATGCAACAAATGCAACTTATGCAACCACAGCAGGTAATGCCTTGGGATATGGTCAATCATGGCAAAACATGAGTGGATCAAGAGCAGTTGATGTAACCTATACAAATTCAACTGGCCGAACAATTTTTATTGCTGTTGATACAAACTTTGATTACGACACAAGAATTTATATCAATGACGTTTGGATTGTTGTTGCAACCGGATCGGTCTCGGCCCCAATCCCTTCTGGGTCAACCTACAAAGTAACATCTGCATACTCTACTGTCAACATTTGGATGGAGTTACGCTGAAATGAAATACTACAAACATTTGCAAACAGAAGAAATTTTCGCTTTTGAATTGGATGGCTCTCAGGATGAATTTATCAAGCCTGAAATGCAATCAATCTCAAAAGAACAAGCTGATGCAATTATTGCAAGTAAAAAACAATTGACTCCATCAAAAACTCCGCAAGAAAAGCTCGTTGCTTTCCTTAAAGCAAATCCAGATGTTGCATCATTGATTGGATAAAAAATGATTTCAGTCAACATTTCAAAAGCAAAAGAAATTGCTCATTACTATCGTAGAGAAGCAAGATCAAAAGAATTTGAGCCTCTTGATTTGAAGGCAACAATTCCAAGCGAAGCTGTTGCTGCTGAACAAGCAAGGCAGCTAGTGAGAGAGAAGTATGCTGTTATGCAGGATGAAATCAACAATGCAAACTCTCCTGATGAGATAAAATCTATATTGGGCTTGTAAAAATTCAATACAAGACAGTATCCGTAGCCCTGCGAGATAGCGGGGAGCGTAACCACCCGAGATTTGGGGAACCAAATGGCTGTCTTCAATAAAAATACACTTATTCAAGTGTCGGGGTTCGACAACCCCATCATCGCTGGTGAACTGGTCTATCAACAAAAGACCTACTGGAACCTTGTGTTTACAGGCTCTGGCTCTACTCCTGTTGACCTGACTGGTGCAACTATTGATGCTCAGATCGTTCGTCGTTTGCTTGAGAACATCCAAGATAGTCGTACCGGACTGACGTTCGACATCTACGACTACTCACCTGCTCCTACCCCTGTTGATCTGACCATCACAAACCGCAACGATGCTGCTGGCTCGTTCACGCTTGTGATTGACCAGACTGCATGGGATGTGATTGCAGGCGATCCTGAACTCGACATCTCTGCTCAGAGTCCAGTTGGTTTCTCTGGCCGAATCAAAATTAGCTTCCCTGCTGCTGGTGGAACGCCTCAAGATGATGCAATCATCTTCCTGTTGTTCCTTGTCCGTTCTGACGGCGTTGTGAACACCTCTGCTTCTGTTTAAGGGGAAATCATGGCTAATTTGAATGTGACCGTAGTTGACGGTAACAATATCAATGTCCAAGTAACCCCAACTGCAAGCAATGTTATTGATGTTGATGGTGGCATTGGCGCTGGAGCAATTGTCCTTGAATTGACACCGCCTCCAACACAAGTCATCAACATTGACCGTGGTGTGGCTGGTAACGGTATTGTCAGTATTACGCAGACTGACATTGGTGATTACGCATACCTCGACATCGAGTACACCAATGGCACGACAGAGCAGCTTGGTCCGATTGGTGTCAGCAGTGCCATCCTAATCGACATTGAAAACAACATGGTCAGTATCACGGCTGTTGCCAATGACCTGACTGTCATCAATGATGTCTATGCAAACCTTGCAGCTATCAATGATGTCGAAGCAAACATGGCTGCAATCATTGCTGCGCCTGCTGAAGCCGCTGCTGCCGCTGCAAGTGCTGCCGCTGCGCTTGTTTCTGAAACAAACGCTGCTGCGTCTGAAGCTGCTGCTTCTGCTTCTGAAACTTCCGCAGCAATCTCTGCTGCTGCCGCACTTGCTTCTGAAAATGCAGCCTCTGTTTCCGAGGCAAATGCCCTTCAAAGCGCAAATAACTCTGCTGCAAGCGCCGCTGCTGCTCTTGTTTCTCAGAATGCTGCCGCTGCTTCTGCTGGCGCTTCTCTTGCATCTCAAAATGCCGCAGCATCTTCAGCCGCTGCCGCACTTGTATCTGAAAATGCGGCCGCTGTTTCAGCTGCTGATGCCGCAACAAGCGAGGTAAACTCTGCCGCTTCTGCCGCAGCAGCCCTTGCTTCTGAAAACGCTGCTGCTG